AATCACTTTGTCAGATGGTGTGAAACTGAGCAACAACACATGGAGTCCCTCTCCGAGCTCCGACCACATCACTTCCAAGACTACCGATATTGGCGTCAAGCAGATGGCGACCTGAATACAGTAAGTGTTCAGACACAGCTATCAACACTCAGAGTGTTCATCAAATGGGCAGAAGACTATGGAGCCATCGAGCGAGGCATCCATTCACACGTCCGAGTGCCAACTCCAGATGATAACACCCGGGACACGAGGCTGGAAACATCCCGTGCAAACTTAATTTTGAACTACCTCTCTAAGTTCAAATATGCGAGCTTCCGACACACGCTGTTCGGATTGTTATGGCACACCTCCATGAGAATTGGCAGCGCGAGAGCTATTGATGTCGAAGACTTTCATCCAAGTGGAAACTACGTTGAAATACGTCATCGACCAGAAGAAGACACACCACTGAAGAATAAACAAAAAGGCGAGCGTCCGGTGTATCTCGATGATACATACACGACACTACTCCAAGACTATATCCAAGCTCGACGGCATGACGTAACTGATGAGTATGGCAGAGAACCACTGTTTGCTAGCACTCATGGACGCTCTTCAATATCTATGCTTCGAGAGCATATCTACAGTCTATCAAGACCATGTATGTATGACGATGGACATTGCCCACATGATAGAGATATGAAAGACTGTGAAGCTGCACAAACTATTCAGGATGCAAGTAAATGCCCATCATCAATATCACCACATACCGTTAGACGAGGGAGTATCACCCACTGGTTGAAGCAAGATGAAGATGGCACAAATAAGAGCGCAATTTCAAAACGAGTCAACTCAACTGAAAGTGTTATTGAAAAACACTATGATAAACGAAGCGAGTTGGAAAAAATGCACCAACGAAAGAATTTATTTTCTGACAACTAAATATCGCTAAAATTTTTTAGCTGTGCATTACACAGATTCGTACTTTTCTCTCATTCGCTCTGCTTCCTCTTTGACTATTTCTTCAGTTTCATCTTCAATTGCTTCGAGTATATTATCGTGTGCATTATGTACTGCCATACCTCTATTTTTGACTTCATTATCATGGAAGAAAACAGATAATGACTCAGCTAGCAGTCCTTCGTCTATAAGAATACCAGCTTTTGATACTCTACGTGCAAGCTCTTCTGATGTGAATTTGTCTGAGTCTTGATTCATTGTCTATGTGACCACTGATTGCGTCGGTATGACACAACATGAGCTACACTAGCAAAAGCTGCAATACAATAGAAAAGTAAAAATAGCTCATTGATGGGATTTCCAAGAAGTATGTTCTTCAATAAGACCAATCCATATACAAAAAGATACCATGTAATAGTTATTATTGCACCAAACAAAAGTCCTGATGTCAAACCATCAGTCTTCATCTCTATACCCCCGTGAACTTGTGATACTTTCCTGTTCGTTATACTTCCCATCGTAGCCATCATCAAGAACGTAATCATGGCTGAAAAATGCAATCTGTCCAACACGCTTGAACGCCGGAATTTCAATCACATTTGCAGTTGCATTGAATAGCTCTAGCGTCAGTTGTCCCTCGAATCCACGGTCAATTAGACCAGCGTTCTCGATGAACAATCCAACACGTCCGATACTTGACCGCCCGTGCATGAATCCCATCAGTTGTTTATCTAACTCAAAGTATTCATCAGTCGTTGCCAGCGCAAACTCATGTGGCTCTAATCGTATTGGGTCACGGTCAAGATACGTCACACCGGGATATGTTCGTTTATCATCAAGATTTATCGGTTGTTTTGTTTCACGGACTGTGTTCTGACCTTGAACCGCACCTTTTTCAGGTGCGATATGAAAGTCTAACGATGAAGGTCCGATGTGTAAATCGTTGTTGTCACTTTGTCGAGACACATTGAGGTGGTCCCTTCTCATCATTTCTTCGATGCCTACTCCAGACGGAATTGTATCAGGTGTATTCATTTTAATTGTTTTCCCTTGGAAAAGAAATTGAAGGAGATGCTGCTACTATTCCGATTTCTTCATGGTCTATTCCGTGGAAAGTAATCTTCATCATCATCCTCCTTTTCAAAGTAGTTTTCTTCAACCCACTCATCAAATGTTGAGGCGGGCGGAGAACCACCAGCACCATCACCAGAGCCGTCAGTTGATTTTGTCACCTTATCACCATTTGTCGAAGTATCTTTTAATGAATTTTTATAAGCCACATCTTCGAGTTGTCGCATTGGTTCATCAGAATAGAGAGACGCAATTGACAGTGCAACAAAAGCCACATCTGCTGCTTCTATTGCAACAAAAGGTGCGTGTTGAGACTCATTGATGGCTTGGTTAAGTTCACCAACCTCTTCTGCTAATTGTCGGAGTTGTTGAGATGTCGTTACCTGATGTCGTTCGTTGAATGACTCAATATCAGATTCAATACTGGGTGTTGTGTCTGTCATTGTATTACTGAAAGAATGTCGTCTAGTCGTGTGTCGATGCTATCTACTTCGATGTGATTAACTTTCGGTTCATAGTCTTGATACATATACTCTAGCTTCATTCCTATCTTTCTTTGGTCCTCTTCTGAATCAAACCGTATGCCATCTTTTTCAAGTGGTAGCCCTTCGAGAAATACAACGGTATCATATCTCCCCTCTGCTAAATTATAGAGGTACTCTGGTGTCGTTACACCAAGGTACTCTCTATACGCAATGTTGTCTATCAGCGAGCGGTCAAGCACAACTGCTTCATCAGTATCAATACCGTTTGCTGATTCAGCAGCTAATCGTCGTTGTGTAATTCGATTCTGGAAATATCGTTTGGATGATTCATTCTTTATCTTCATTCCACTCCGTGAGTTTTTCATCCTCTCAATTTCCATACGTGCGGTTTCTGGTACAGTTTGATACCCAAGTGCTGATATTTCTCTCATTAATGTTGATTTACCAGCAGACGGTGGACCTGTGAGAACAATATTATTAGTCATACTCGTTCAATTTGAGGAACGCTCTTTAATTCACTACACTGTACAATATAATTTTCATGCCCATCGTTAGGCATTTCAACTGTACCACCACGCTTCACCTGCTCTGTATCAGCCCATCCAAGAATCGTTACTTCGGTTCCTTCATACCCATCAATGTGTGTCAGCAAATAGTAGTCGTTTGTTGTTGTATCTGCTCGAACCATCAATTCACCATTCTCAGTTGAGGTAGACTTCACATCAAGCGTTCCAACGTCATCATCGACCGAGACTCGGAAATCACATTCATCTCCATAGTCTCTATCTGAAATATCAATCGGAAGCTGAAACATACACCCGACTGCAATTTCTGCTTTGGAACCCATTAGATGCACCTGATATGGTGAATATCCATAGGCACTGTTATCGTACCAATCAGCAGCGCGTATCTCTGCCATTTTATCAGCTAATATCTTATCCCCTTTCGTTAGTGTGTAACTTTGAACCATTCGTGTGTGTGGATAATTGTAAGAATTGTAATTGCAATTGATACTGTTCCCCAGTAGACACTCCAGTACACCTCATAGAGGGGATGCTCAAACCCAAACGGACCACCAAGCTGAAAACCCAATGGTATCAGGCTTGTGAGATGAGCAAAGAAGTCAAACCAAATTAAGAAAAAACAGAAAAAGAGAAGATACAGTACGACACACCGTTTTGCTACGTCATGAGTAGTGAAGACATTCATGAGTCATTAGTAGCATCCTGATATGACGTTATTTCTTGTGGCTTTACTCCAAGTCGTTTACCGATGAAAACAAGCATTAGTTTTGCTAACTCTGCTGTTGGAACAGAGCCAAGTGCAAATCCAATGAGTAGTATTTCAAGTTGATTCATTATGGTGAATTAAGACTGCTATTTTTACCGTGTTCTTCGTATTCGCTAATTGTGATTGGCGACCACTCTCTCGCTTCATCCATTACCTGTTGCATGAAAGACCTAGTATCATGTTGGGCGACACCCGACACTCGGAGGTCAGCCACATGGAGGAGAGCGCGAAGGTTGATTGAAAAGGTCATATTAACCTTTGTTCCAATCGGGAGTACCTTTCGTGCATCTTCCTTCTCCATGCCTGATTCACGGAGTTTTTTATATCGTTTGAGACTAGCATTGAAGGTATCTAGCATTACTTTTTCTGATGGAAGTTCTATATTAGCTACACCATCTAATTCCCACTCTACATCAATCTCTGCTGCTGTCTCTGGAATCTCAAAGTCAGCATCATCGAAGTCAACATATCTCATTGATTGCACATCGAATGAGACACCAACTCGATGTCGAGTAATCTGTGCCATCTGGTCACGCGAGATACCTTCAACTACAAAGTATGCTTTCGGATGCTCAAAGATGCCCCAATGACCTCGCTGAATTGCCTTCTCGATGAAAGAACGTAGTCGTTCTCGCTTTGGTTCGCCATCTGTTCCGTTGATGCTTGAAAGCGCATATTCGCGGGCTTCTTCGGAGACTAATGACTGCTCCATGTAATCCCCCCGCGCTGCCAAAACTGCTGCTTCGTCTGGATTATCTGTGCTGTATCTGTCGAGTAGTTTAACTGTTGTCATTTATAGGATTACCCTCTAAATCTAACTCTTGTTGAATAGCCTCAATGAGTCCTTCCTCAGTACCGATACCTGATTGTTCTATTTTTAATTTGTCTTCTTTGTATCTATAATGAGTTATTGTGTATCTACTTACCGGAGTTACTTCTTCTATTTTATATACATCTTTTTGCATTTCTTGAATTATATTTTCACCTTCTACATTTGTTTTGTACTCAACTACTACTATAATTTCAGAAAACTCATTTATATCATGGCTACTCGTAACTTTTGCTAATTCTTTTTTCATTCTATATCACTGGAATAATATCAATCGGTGGCACGATACCCGCCATAGCTAGGAAGAAGTAGATTATTCTGCATATGATGAAAGTTCCAATAGCATAAAAAGAGAGATTTAAAACAATTATTAAAAGTGCAGCTATGCTTCCGACTATTGCTGGTAGTATTTTACTCATTCTAACTCCCCTCATTATAATAAAGGAAGATTGCGACACTTAAAGTCGTTGGTTCTAAGTCTCTAAATCCAATCAGAAATCTTCTCTTGCTTCTTTCCTGCAATCGCTGCATCAATATCAATTCCAACTGTCTCGACAACTCTCCCAATCGGTTTGGTGATTGTTACCTCTGTCATACGGGGCACATCCACATAGATGTCATTGGTTACTGGTTCTATCTCATCTGCACTATCAAAGCCAATCACATCAGTCTCAACTGACTCTCCATTATGTTCAATCACATCTTCTTCGAGATAGACTCGTTTTGGCTTATCACTTTCACCGAATCCAAGGTCAAACAGAGTATTTGCTGTCTTGGCTGCTCGCACCGATGCCGTATCACTGTCATAGCTATCGAGAGGCGACCCTATGCCACCGGGCTTGCCTATCAAATCCCAGTCCGGGTCACAACGAGTGATTCTTTTCGATGCGTTGAAAATTCTCTCACGTATCTTAGACTCGTCTTCTCTATCAAGAATCATCATGATAACATCTTTCTGTAGCTGTTTTGTAAGCTTTGAACTATCAGACCGCTTGTATTCAAAGCCTGCTATCTTGTATTCAGTTTCATCGAGTGTTTCATCGAAGTCCATTCCTTCAACCCAAATTAGTTTTTTCCCATACCTCTTCTTGGACCCACACTGCATCATGACAGAAGACATATCTTCTATTTCAATCTCCCATTCACACTCGTCTGCATCCATACCCCACTCTTCGGCAAGCTGTGGGTAGCGGGATTGATTAAGCTCATGGATGGCATCTTCAGTCGCTTCCAGACACTCTTGATACGACCACTCATCGGGGTACGAGATGTAGTTACTATCTGTATCACCGTAGATTACTTCTCCTTCTGTCTCTTCATCAACATATTCAGCAGTCAGTTTGATAACTTCCTGAGCCATTGTCGTAACAGACTCCGCAACCGGCTCATCATACAAGAAGAACCAAACCCAACCGAGTACACCATAGAGTCCGTTCCTGATTCGCTTGCGGGCTTCACGACTCTTATTGTGTTTTACCCATTCATCAGAACCGGGAGGATGCTTATCACGACGCCGACCAGCTTGCTGTGTCAACTCTAATGCCTTATCAACAAGTGCCCTGAAGATGCCGTCTTCTTCCTGTGAGAATACCGCACCATTTGGTGCTGCAACAACATCATCACGAGCTTGGGCAACAACCTGTGGTGTATCCGACACATCAATGAGTGTCTCTGGAGATGAGTTTATCATACGCATAGTGAGCGGATAAAGACTTGCAAGGTCAATCTGCACAACATTTGTACGACGACCTTCAAATGCCGGAAATGTGTATGCACCCTCATAGTCGTCGTCTTTACCCCCACCTGAAGGTGGTGTCTTTGTTGGTCCGGCTTTGTTCCACTCATGGAGCATCCGCCGAGTGAGAATCTCAATGAAGTCATTGCTCTCATAGGTAGACTCATATTCTGCACCAACTGTATTCTTTAGCTCACAACGGTCATCCATGACGCCCGCTGCATCATTGATGTCTACCATGAGTTTCACATCTCGTGCATTGTACTTGAGGAGCTTACTGACGTTTGACCGCCATAGCTCAAAGAGTGATTCCTCGTGTTCTATCTTCGCAGCATCATCAAGCTCGATTGACGCTGCATTATCGAGTGCCTTGCTGACATCTGAGTATTGCATCCGCTTCCACGCTTTCATCAAATCATAGACAACACGCCCTGAAATCTCAGGGTCGTACTGCCCACTGGTTGCATTACGCTCTGGTTTCCGACCAAGCGTTCCAGTGCTGACATTGATTGCTTTTGCTCGTTCAATGAGATATGGTGCGTCAAACCCAAGGTTATTCCACGCAAGAAGTACGTCTGGATTTGAATCTTGAATGTACTGGAAGTACGTCCGTAGAAGCTCTTTCTCATTTCTTTCAAAGACAATCGTATCAATACAACCGGGTTTTTCGCCTGTCTCAACAATTTCTGGTAGCACTTCACTAACCGGGCGCTCCTTGAGATTCAGAAACGCAATGTATTCTTCATCGAAGCTGTCGTATGAGGTTATCGTTACAATCTCCGAATCTGTATGCACAACCTCACCGCCTTGCACTGGAATGGAACCACGGTCATCAGTCTCAATATCATAGTAGTGATAGCGAGCCTGTGTGTCCATGTCAACAGGTGTAATCTCGTCAGGGGTTACTGTCCGAGAGTCTACCTCAATCCCTGTGTATATCTCTTGGTCAATCCGTAGTCGGTCTGTGAATTGAACATCAGCCTCATATGTTTTATCGTACTGTTCCTTCAGTTTTGGAACACCACCGGGATGGGTTACAACAACCCGTGCCAAACGCTCTCCCTTGAGTGACTCTGTAACAGGCATCTCATCAACAACTGTTGGATGTTGCTGTTGTTTTGCTTGCTGTTGAGACACATTGAGGTTCTCCACATCCGTTACCTCAACGCGCCGCAAGTCTGAGTGGTCTTTTGGAACAAGCTCTGTCGCCTCTTCTTGAGGAACATAGAAGTAGGGTTCAAAACCTTCGACAGTTACCTTTTCTGCATTACCCTGTGGTGTCCTTCCGTAGAGGATAATCTCGACATCGCCGTTCTGTGGATAGTGCGTCCGACTCTTGGTGATGTATAATTTCATTATCGCAAGTCTGTGAAGTCTGTTATTATCTTCTGTGCAAGATATGTCGATGCCTGTTCTATCTCTTCTTGAGTTAATGCTACGTTCTCTAATTCATAGTCTCGGACTTTAAGTTTTTTGATTGTCTCAAGACCTCGGTTTCCAATACGCTCATCGAGGTGACGAAGCGTATCATTACTAACTAATTCTTCTCTTCCTTCCCCATTCATCTCTCGTTCAATGAGTCTGTTATGTCGAGCAAGCGCATTTGACAACACTAACACAATACACAATCTATCGAAGAACGGAGCAAGTTGAACCATCTCATCCATACTCTGTACATCATCAACGACTCCATGTGTCTCACCAGAGAGGGATTGACTGACTGCAACCTCTTCAATGTAGTTGCTATTTGATACGTAAAGATATTCTCGCTGATTTGTGAGGTCGAACCGTTTAGTATCAGCTTCCATCTTACTTTCTAGCTGTGATTCCATTGCTTCTGCAAATGTCGTCTTTCCAGCACCGGGGTATCCAACGACGCAAACTCCGAGTCCGTTACCTTTGTTACCTCTCAATTCGTCTATCTCACCGAGTGCATTATCTACTTCACTTGCTTTCATTGTCATATTAATTACCTTTACTGCCACCCGGTTCGGAAACGTACAAACCAGCCTGTTTTTTCGCGTCTTTCCACCCATCAAAATCATCTCGTGAGAAAAATCTACACGAAAGAGGACCAGCTCTAAATTTATTGTATTCTTTCCTACTCAGTTTTCCTTCTGTTTTCTTATTTGCTTCTCTAATCGCCTCAATACATTCTTCCTTTGAGTAACTTGTCATAATATCAGTAATCTTCCCAAGTTGAAGGGCATTGTTCATAGTAATCGCAGTAGGAGCAGAGGGGATTAGGATTTATCTCCATATCTTCTGGTGTCACGTCATTGTTGTGCAGATATTGAATTATTCCTATTATCTTTGCTCGTATCTCTGGTTGTGGAGCTTCCCGAACTACGTGGCTTTCTCCAGTTGGATAAAAGCCGATTGCGCCAGTGACATTGAATCCCTTTATCTCAAGCATCCATGAGTAGAAACACAAGTCAATGTGTATTCCCTCATCTCGATACTGTTCATCAGGTGTACTTCCAGTCTTGTAGTCAACAACAGTGTACCCCTCAGTCGCGTCTATCTCTGGTACAGACTGTGATTCGACAAGAGCATCGTATGGACCGCGCCATGGTAAATCACCTACTGGTGGGTCATCTATCCACAAGTCCTGCTCAAGCGAATGAGGAGTCCATGCGTCAAGGGCTGCATCAAGTGTCTCAGTATTTGTTTTCGCTTCCTCAAACCGCGCTAGCTCCCATTCAAAGAAGGGTATTACCCAATCAATGAACTGAAACCACTCAGAGCCATGTCCAAGTAGTTCAGTCAAAGATTCGGGAAAGCAGCGATTAGCTGCAACATATGCTTTTACATTCTTGTGATACTTCTCAAATGAGTCGTGGATGTTAGTTCCACGCACCATATAGAAGTTTTCATCAGGTCGCACCTCACTGATATACTTGAATCCAAGTTTCCGCTCACACTTCTCTTTCGTTTTGAGTCGGCTCTTGGAGATGTAGTCAAAGTGACTTGCTATCGGACCTGTTCCGAGCTTATCAGTGTCCAAGTCCATCTCACCCTCATAGCTCCAGTCTTTTGTTACACCATCTATTTCATCTTCTGTTAGTTCTTTGTCTGACTTTCCAAATCTACTCATTTTAAATATCGGACTCTAATTCATTAACGTGGTCGGTTATTTCAAGCACAGTATCTAGCTGTCGCTCGCCATCAACAACATTCGTTTGGAACTCAACGATAGTGCGCTCTCGTCCAGCAGCGTGTTTGAGAATATCGAGGAGTGTTTCCTTGTCAATCGCTAGTGTTACCTTTTCCGTCGATTTGTTTTGACTCATGGAGTGGGATTTTATCTTCTATATTTATTTTTTCTAATTCGTGCGCTGGTTCGTAACTGTGTTGTATGTCTCGTAGCATATTTTTCGCAATTGTCTTTGCTCTATCGCAAACACTATCTCTGTGAATAATACCAAGGAGAAACACTTCTCCTATTTCAAGAAGTCTATAGGTTATTTCATCAGCAGAATAAAGCGTTTCTGCTGCGGTTTGCAAAGACTTCCGGCAGTTATCGTTATGACAGTATGAATACGTTTCCTCAAGAGCCTCAGTTGCCGTACAGCATTTAGAATCGTTAGTCATGTTGAAATTGTCCAGCAGCGTTTGGTGTTCGTGAAAGTTTGTCTCCACGAAGTAGAAGCCCACATTCAGGACATGATACCTCTCCTGAGCGCGGGTTTTTCCGACCTTCTATATCTCCATCACATTCGGGGCATACTTTGGTAGAGTAAGTAATGTTCTTACTCATTATGCTGCCATTTTCGAGACTTTTTAGTGAAGGAACGGCTTCATTATCAGGTGGGTAGTCACGGTCCGATTCAACTAGATTATACGTTTTTTGAATTGGTGTTCCACAGACCACGTTTCCACCGTAGTATTTGCTGTTACGCATACCGGGAATCAAATACGAACGGTAGATGTTGTGGTCATTCACAATGCTATGTGTATCTGCTCGTGGATAAGCTTTAAAATTTTCGGACATTGTAGAGAAGTTTTGCTAAAACAGCAACGGATTTAGTTATTCATCAAATTCAACAGGAAACATCCATGTCATTGGTCTATCATCACTGACACCATGGATAGTTGCTGACGCGGTACTCCATTCTGCAATTGACTCTTCAAAATCATCAGGTGGCTTTGGGGAGCCTGTCATTACAACTCGTGTTCCACCATGAACAGTATCAATCTCGAATTTATGATAATGACCACGGTAGCCTAAATCAAAGTCGTGTTTGAGCAACCAATTGTACCATCTTTTCTTCCCCGCTGACGTACCAATATGCTCTAACGAACTATCGCCATGTCGGAGATGAAACCGCCATCCATCATCATCTTGAATGTAGCTCTCTTTATTACCACGGACATAGAAGTTAGTAAATTCTGACGAGTTGTTACGAATGAACGTGACGTTCTCTAAGTCACTCGTCCGAAGAGCTTTATCAAGCATCATGTATAGCAGTCGGTCAGAATTAGCTCCATCAGACACGCTTGCTCCGAGGGAGCCATGATTACCCGGCTGACACACAACTTGTACTTGTGGGAACTTTCGAGAGAGTTGCTGAATCTGCTCCCAGTAAATCTCAAATGCAGTATCAATCTGCTCGTCAAGAGTTTCTCGTATCTCAGCTTGCTGTTTCGGATAGATGTTTTCGCCTGTCACATGGTCCCCACCGAGGAGTAGGTGAGCCGTATCGTACTTGATACCGGCTTCATTCTGCCGCTCAATGAGGTCCATCGTTTTGTTAGTAATATAGCGTTCTCGACGTTCTGCAATTTCTGTGTCGAAAACAGTATTCCCAAATTCATCAGTCACTTCATCACCAAAATGAGCATCAGTGCGGTGAATCACAACATCTTCATGCGAATCTCGCACTTCAAGCCCACCATCTGCAACTGCTGGTTCTGATTCTTTTAATAGACCAGCAAGCCGTCGCTCCATACTCTGCATATGCTCAGTCAGCAGCTTTGACTTCTGACGCTTGGACTTTGTTTCCTCAATATAGGTTTCTGTTCGATTCTCGGTGTGGCTGTCAACATCATCTGGTTGTGTGTTTTCCATTTCGTAGCCACCATCTGCTGACATTTCTTTTACTCGTCCATTAAGCGCGGATGTAATATCATATCCATTATTCTCTAGGTCTGTAATGTGACCACGAGCGGTACTCATCGAGATATTACACATATCTGCAATCTGTTTATACGTCATTGTTTCTTCGGAAAGCTGCTGCAAAATAGTTCGTTTAGTTTGGCTAAGTGTCATTGTGTAAGTCAAGGTCGTCGTTTCTTTGATATACGCTACAACTTTCTCCAAGGCAAAATTCGCCTCCAGAATTGATGACATTCTTGCAGACGAATGAACTTGGATGATACCGAGCAATGATGTCTTCAATCAGATTGATGCTGTATTCCTCATCAAAGCCCGGAATAGGGCGGAAGAAATCAACCATCACATCAATTGGAACATCATGTTTGGCGAGCTTTTTAATGACGTTAATCTCCATATCTCGTGAGTGCTGTCCGTAGTCATAGGCATCATCTCGCTCTCGCCATGCCATGATACATGGTTTGTTTTTGACAAGCAATTCTTCAACTGTTTCGAGGTCAATACTGTCGTTGGACTGCTGTTTATACTCATTGAGTGCATCCTCATCGCGGTGTTTCGACTTGGATATGCTACGCGACGTGGATGAATCGGACTTCTCAATATTCTGTTCAACAACACTGTGTGCTTTTGCAGACGGATTACGTCCTGAGCCAATCGGAGGTCGAGGCTGCATTGTTGCAGCAAGATACAATGAAGGAGTCATTGTAGCTAGCTCTTTGACTGATGATGCAACACAGTACGGCGTCCTGTCAACGTGTTTTGCTCCATGGTGAGGAGTGTTAGGATGCCGTGCCAATCGACCCAAATCATCAGATGTCACATCAACCCATTTGTGTATGTCTTGCGCTCCATCTTTGGCGAAGAAGTCAAGCATTTGATTTGCATAACTAGCCAAGCCATTCTTATATTGGTCAATGCTACCAAGGTCGTTGCTAACTGCCTCAAAGTCAATGTAGATATGAATACCCTTGTGACCACTCAATGTGACACGCACATGGTCTTCAAGTTCAGCATCAAGTATCGTTCGAGCAACCAGTTTAGCCCGAACCAATAGCTTGCTCATATCTTGCATCCATTCTTCTTTGGTCCCACCTTGTCCGGGGTGATACACTCCTTCATTTTTTGGTATATCTAAATCAAGGAACAACGTGTCAACTTTTGGAATATTCCCATCTTTTGAGTGACCGTTTGGGAATGAATATGCTGACACAAAACCGGGACCACCATTTGCTGCTGCATTTGAAAGACTCGATACTAGCTCACTTCTTGAATTAACTCTTTTTTGTTTTTTCTCACCAGAAAAGGTAACTTGTCGTGGGAAGTCTGGAACCCATATTTTTGACACTTCATAGAGTAATCCGACATCAAGACTCATAGAGTGCCTGAGAACGTCTCTTGCCCATCGCCTGATTCATCACCGTCTGGTTCTGGTTCTGGTTCATCTTGTGTGCCATCATCCCCAAATGGATTTGACTCATCAATTGTTTCTGACTCCTCCTCAATGCGTTCTGACACCTCATCAAGTAGGTCAGTTTCAACAATATGTACTTCTTCTCCGTTTATTGGATGCTGAGTAACAAGCCCATCTCCTTCGCAAAATCGAGCAATGTACTCATCTGCAACATCTGGTTCGAGAGCATTTCGTGCATCAGCTTTTGTTTGCTCAACGACAGTCTCGAAGTCAATGCTAATATCACGAGAGATATTATCTTGTGTTGCGAACGGTGAGGGAGAATACTTGACAAGCGTTCCAGATGTGTCCTTGAATACGTATCCCTTCCCAAGCATTGACTCCAACGCACCTCGCGCTTGCTGGTCAGATAGGTTGTATCCCTGTTTCCGCATTTCAGTCATTACCTCAGATACCTCAAGTGCTTGCGCTCTTGTCCGAAGCAGATTGAGTATCGCAAAGTCAATCTCGGTTAGATTGAGTGATGATAGCACCATCTTTTCTCCGAAGATACGCCATGACAACCACAAGTCTTCAGGTGTCGAAAGCAACCCAACCGTGGTATCATCTTTTGACGGTGTGTGTATCTGCATCCGATTGCCGTAATGAAACATTGTCACACTTTTCACGAATCTGTTGAACCTATCAAAGTCCATTCGAGATTCTGGAAAGATGCTCGGAAGCGGATTCTCTTGTCGAAATCCAAGGTGTGTTAGATTCCATACTTCTCCGGGGTCAGAATCATCAGTGTAGAGCGTGAGGGGAATGTTAGACACATAACGACGAACTTTTTCAGCGCGTTCATTCGTTACCTTCTGTTCATACCGTCCGACTTCAACCCGTGCTTGTCGTTTTGTGATTCGCTGTGTCAAATCTGCTGACGCATCAGTGCTGACTACCATTGCTCGATTACGGACTTCTGGAAAGTCGTCAATATCGACTTTTTGATTATCAGATGCAAGAAATAGAATCATCGAGTTGGGAGGCTCAATAGTCTGTGTGACTGATTCACGCCCATTCTCGACATCCGTATATGAGTGTTTTGACGGACGACCATCACCATTCTGCTTAAGCAATGTTTCCAAGTGGTCGTCAAGATTCGTAATATCTGGATACCGATGCACACGAGCATTATTAAACTCGTTTGCTCGCTGATATAGCACAGTTGGTGAAGTGCTGTTCGGAATCTTTGCTACGTCAAACCCACTCCGGCAGTATTCAACTGCATCAACAATCTCATCTTTCCCACTTCGAGATGGACCTGTAACGATTACCAAGCCACCATTCAACGTAATCACGAACACTGACAGCATCGTTGCTTCCTCGCCAACAAGTCCGTGGTCCTTGGCGAGTTGCGACAATTCGTACAACGTCGGCGGTTCAATATCTGTTTCTGAAGGCATAATGAGGGAAGTTATTGTTGCTATGAGTTACATTTCATGAGCTATTTCATACGCCTCAACTCAAAGAAACTATACATGGAGTGGGGGATTAGTCCCTATTCGTCCACGCCAGCGTCCTTCTTAATCTTCTCTTCAAGTCGAGCCATGATGTCTCGCTTGGCTTGCTCTCGCGCCATCTCCATGAGCGTATCATGTAGCTCAACTGGGTCTACATCATCAGGAATATCTGCTGCTTCATAGCCTACTGTTGCTTCAGCAGGCTGATACTGCTCGATTTGTTTCTTCTCTGAAAACTCAACACTAACATCAGTCACATATTCAGCAGCTTCATCAACATCCATTATATCTCTTTGTGGTAGCTGTAGTGTTCAACGTCAGTTGCGTCGAAGATTACGTATTCATATTCGCCGCCGTCTTCTGGTATTCCTTGTGTTCGTATTGAATTTGGGTCTTGGTAAGTATCATGAGTATGAAGCACTAGCTCCACACCACTGTCCAGAACAACTTCCATTTCTCCGATATTCTCTAGCGTCTCGTATAATTCTTTATTACTTTCAAACATAATTGTTTCAAAAAGTCAGTTAGACTGCCCTATTCTAATCCATTCGACTACGAAGCTCGCTCATGACTACATCCATGTCAAGCTCGTAATCATCTGGTGCTGCGTCGGAAACCACATTTTCAATGCTATCTCGATTATCAGTCCCACTTGCAGCGAATGAGTCAATCAAACTGTCAACCGCAGTCGGCAAGTCAACATCTGAATACGGATTATCAGGAGTTGCCATCCCGCCATCAGTTGCAGTTTGTGATTGGCTTGTGGTTGTGCTTTCCATTGCTGCGTTTTCGCTTTCTTCATCGTTCTGGATAACAATTCCAGTCTCAGTCTCAGCATCGAGAATGACTGAATCACGGAATGTTACCTCTTCTTCAATGTCGTTATCTTCCTCTGGTTCAAGTGTCACCTCTTCAAACCACATCATTATCTCACGACCTTCTAGCTCTGGTCGAAGCGCGAAGTCAGCCTGATTCTCAGCCGTCAACCATCCGTAGTCTTCGGTCTTGTTATCATCATCAACAGCATCGTGACCTCGCTCTGAGAGGACTTTTGCCAGCGTTCGGCTCTTCTTCTGATTACTCAGCCACAACTCTTTATCTCCTATCTCAACCGGGTCATCTCGGACTTCGAGGACGCCTTCTTCAATTTCGTACTTGTAGGTATTACTGCCTGCTTCATCAGTCACCCGTCGCCCAATTTCGGCAGTGGACACCTCACCATCTTCATCAAAGGGCATTAACTCCATCTCATCATCACGGTCAAACCATCGTCCCCAATCGAATACTTTCGTTTTGTCCCGGCAATCCTCGCCGTTCTGTTTGATTCGATTCCCGACAACCCCTTCAAGCACTTCGACATCATCCATGTTAAGAATGAGTGTATCGCCGTAATCACCACCGTACACTCCGACATCAGCGAGAGTGAATGTGATGATTGAGTATGTCGAGAGGAGGAATGGCTCTCGGTCCTTGAAGTCGTTGTTATTTGAACTACTTGACGTGTCAGCCGAATAATTAGTGTTACCAAATTTGCTCATGGTTAGAGTGAACTGCATCCGCGAACTGCGTTGGTTAGCGAACAATGCTCCTAATGCTGTTAGCAGGAATCGAACCCACCTGATGCCAATAACAGTCAATGATGCTCTCATTCTAACTCCCCTCATTATAATAGAGGAAGATTGCGACATATAAAGTCGTTGGTTCTAAGTCACCACCAGAACGCAACCACCTTTCACAACTCCCCTCACTATAATAGAGGAAGATTTGGACAGTTAAAGCTGTTGGTTCTAACTGTTTAGTTGTAGCTGTTAGTTGAAACTATTCCTGTTAAGATACATGGAGGTGATTCAATACAACACAGCAATACAGCATAACTATACCGTACTACTAAAGCTATTACTACAGCATTTCTGTTAAGATACATAGAGGGAATCAACTACTACACAGCAATACCGCTTACCACTACAGCTACAACTACAGCACAACAACAGCACAACAACAGCACAACAACAGCACAGCAGTACAGCACCGCAATAACGCCTACGCGGGAAGCCCCGACTGCTGCTACCACTACAGTTACTACTATAGTTGCTACTCAACAATGAGTAAAAACAATACAGTAATTACTATTATAGTAGTTCTTCTTTGATTGTATCTGCTGTTGCTGCTCCTGTTGTTTCTTCTAGCTCTTCAGCAAATTCTTTAATATCCTGTTTTGATACAAATCCTCGTTCCCTGTCGGTGAACCATGGAAGGTATGGCTCAAGTGGTGGCACATCATCACTCTGCCATGTTATGACTTCAATTATGTTACCATCATCATCTATCTCGACCTGTGGGAAGTCTCTCGCTTCGTGTCTCTCAGCTACATCTTCTGGTATATTATCTTGACCAGCCATCTGTCCGAGATGAACCATCAAGCCTCTTGCTCCCTCGTATGCCTTCCCAGTATAGGTATCGAGGTAGTATTGTTCTTCTAAGTCTACCCGTTTTGGATAGTCTAGCTCGACATCTTCTTCACCTATCTCTTCCGCCTTGTCAACGTCGAAGTCATCGGGGACTTCAAACCTATCTCCATGTGCTTCATCAGAAGATTGAAACACATGAGCAAACAATCCTCGCTTTATTATTGATTCTCCACATTCAGGGCACTCTACTCTTTTTTCTTTGTTAGAATTAGTCATATTTTATATCATGAGGTGATAGTAAATAAGTCTTTGTGAATTAGAGTCATTCTATTCCAATGAATTAGAACCAACGACTTTAAGTGTACAGGTCTTCCTCTATTATAATGAGGACAAACAGTGAATGTTCTTACTCTATTATGGACAGCAATTCTAGTAGTAACAACACTGATGACGACAAATACGGCAATTCAGACAGAATCGAATCACCAAGCGCGACGTATTTCAATCCACAAGAAGCTCCACCAGACCAGCGTAAAAAATACGAGCGTCTTTGGAATCATAACGAAAATCTTCAGAAGCAAGGGAAGTACAAAAATCAGAAAGAAGTTCGGCGTCGAGAACGGATTCAACTCTTTGAGGTGGTTGCGTCACGACTGCCACTTGATGACTTCCAGAGGGAACAAGCTCGGTCACGGTTAGACAGTCTTGACTTTAGCGGAACTAACGTCCCACTAGAAGTGCATCTTTTCGTGGTTTGTGTCATGGTATATAACAGGACACTCCATGAGTCTAGACAGAAGTATTTACCATCAGAATCACGAGATAATCCTGATTCGTTTGAGGAGGTAGCTGACAACTATAATATAACACAACAAGAAATTTCACAAAGTTTTGACAAACTATATGGAGAGTTCTATGACTGATACACTCCAAGTCTACGTTGATACTCGTGAGAAAAGACCATATCAATTCCGTCATTATGATGTTGAAACGACAACAAAGACACTCGAAACTGGAGACTACTGCCTCAAAACAGATGGTGTTGACATGACAGAAAAAACATTTTCTCCAAACTATGCTATCGAACGGAAGACGGCATCTGATTTTCTTGGTTCCATTACTCATACCAGAGAACGGTTTGAGAAGGAGCTACGGCGAGCAGGTGATTTAGCATATCGGATGCCTATCATCATCTCTTCACCATGGGGATACTTTACAAACAACCGATACAGACGTGATATTCATCCAAATTCTGTTGACGGAACTATCGACACTCATGCAAAAACTTTCAACGTCGAGTATTTCTTCCAACGCGATAAGCGAAAGGCAGAACAGCTTGCATATGAATTTCTTGAATGGAGAGATGAGACAATGTGAACTATTTCTAAACTATACTATTCTAATTCTTTATCTGCTATATTTAGACCTGAAATCTGTTTTTGAGTCTGCGTTTCTAATTGTTTCCTTACTTGACTCAATTTGTTTGATGGCTCTACGGGTCATTTCTTCAAGAGTTAAGTCATTCATAATTAGTGTGTTTCGTCGTACTTCTCATACAATTCTTCGACTGTTTCAATGCTGCTCATGCTATCTGCTTCAAAGTAGCGAAGCACATCAAGACACTCGGTACATAGTGTGTTTCCAGCACCGGGAGTTTCGTTGCCACAGACATCGTGGAGGTGGCATTTTGTTGGGTCGGAATATCTATCAAACTCTTCGCTCTCTTCTTTCTTTCCAAGCCAATTTGATACCGTAGCTGCTGAACACCCAAGCTTTTCTGCCATTTCTTTCTGTGTATCGCACTCTTGTTGAACCTCTTCAAGCCTGTCGAAATCCTTCCATGGTTGACTACTCATTTTCTAGTTGCATCTCAAGTCTTTCTAGTGTTTCGCCAATCTCTTCTGCATCTTCTTCATCCCAGTAGATTGAGCGTGTACCTGAAGTCAAGTCTTTGTTGACTCTGAGTATATCTTTGATAATCGCTGCATCTTTTTCTGATAGTTCAACTGTATGCATAATAATTGGTAGTTAGGCTACCAGCCAAAACACATGGAGGGAATCGAACCCTCGACTATGCTACCAAGCTATGTGCTATTTCTCTCTATTCGTCTCGAATCTGTAAGACTGTGATTCCACCACACTCTTTACAGAAGTACGACGAGCTTCCTGTGCTTTTTCTATCAGCAGTGATGCAACCCTGTGTCTCGTGATTGGCAGTACACCCAAAGCAGAACTTCAATCCTTCTGCTGACAATGAGGGGTACTCATCGAGGGAATCAGTACGGAAGTTTGTTCGTTCGTCAATTTCGATTGGATTTACACCGATGTTGGCTGCTTGTTCTTTGTTCATAGTGGTTTGTTGTATTATTATTTGATAAACTTTACTACTCTAAGTCATACACAATTATTGTATCAGCACTACCTGTTTTGTAAATACGGTAGTCAACAATTGCTGAAATCGTTTCTCCGCCATTGTGTGTTTCGTATGTTGCATGAATAAGTACCTGTAACGAGTCGCCTTTTTCAAATGCTCTTACACTATCAATATGTTGATGCAAAACGTCTTGATTATACTCATACTCTTCTGGAACGCGGTCTAGCTGTGTGCCTTCATATGCTATTCGAGTAAGGTGTTTCGCGTATGGCTTTTCGATGATAATTGTCATTGATTTGTTTCTTCGAAGACTAATTCTTCAATGTGCTTACGACACAATACTTTTTCAAAAATTGTTTCACCATTATCATCTTTTACTTCGCAAATTGTACGACCATCATTCTCACAGCCATCAACGTCGCAAGTTTCACTCATTATTATAATATTTAACCTTCTTTACGCTTCGTATTCCCTTAATATATAACTGTATGATGATTGCTGGCAGCCATCCAAAACTAGCGAGGAGTATTATCATGTAGTCTGTATCACCGTAGTTTCGTCTACTATCAGTAATAATATCAAAACTCAACGATATTGCAACTGTGAGATACAGTATTAATGATGTTACGATAACTCCTCCAATAGGAATTTCACTCATTGTTTTCCTCTTCTTGGTTTTCGTTTTCTGATTCGTTTAAATATGAAATGTCAATACACTCGTTGAAATGGTCGATACATAACATTCTACCATCAATACTTATCTCTATAAAGCCGTTCTTATTACAACCATCATCTATACATTCACTCATTCATCTGTCTCTCCAAAAAATATTTCTCGAAAGTGTTGTTCACAGTATAACATTCCTTCAATAGAATCATCTCCTTTCTCAATAAATGTGTGAGCGCGATTCTCACAGCCATCAACTTCACACGTTTCACTCATTGTTTTATCAGTCATGATATGGCAGTAAGGATGCCAGCCACAACATAGTGGGGACTCGAACCCCACTGTCGCCATCACTCTATGCCGATAACAGATGTACTGTTGTTACTAGCTTATGACAATTAAACTCTTTGCTTCTATCTCCACGGCGCAGCTTCAGGATTGTCCCAATGGTCGGGCTTTTCGTCTGTAATGGTATTCAAGAACCATTCAGGTGGATTCGTTCGTTGCATTACACTTCTGAATTTGGAATCAAGAATATACATTGACGCTGCATCATCTGGTCCACGGACTGCTCGACCAGCAGCTTGTTGTAGGTGGTTGCTTGTTGTCTCGTAGTACCATCCCCACTGGTGTTTCTCATTGAGGAGATAATTAACCCGACTATCACCAATCATCCCGAACGGAACCTTCAGAATGGCTTGCCAGCGACATCTATCATCGTATAAGTCAACACCTTCTGTCATTGCTGGTGATGCTAAGATTGGCTGCTCTGATTCTTGCCACTTACGAATCTGAACCGAAGCATCTAATTCTCTGTCATGAACCATAACCAATTCATCACCGATTGAATCTTGTAATCGCTCTGCTCGTTCGTAGCTATTTGTATGAATGAGTCCGTTTTCTCCCTCATGATGGCTTTGTATCTCTTCGACTTTTCGACACGCAGCAAACCAGTTTTCATCCTCGCTATCACCGGACATCTCACCAATTTCAGTATTAGTATGAATGAGTTGATGCTTTCGTGGAAACGGCGACGGTTTACTAATCATTTTTGTACTACCATTTAGTCCAATCCGGTTTGCGAATTTGTCTATACTCCCTCTCCATGGGATTGTAGCTGAAGAGATAACTCGTTTGTTGCCACGATTCCAAACAAACCGATTGAGGAAGCGGTCAACCTGAACGGGTTTTAGCTCTATCTTCTTTGTTGTTTCAGAGTCACCGGGAATTTGTACTTGCTCGATATTTACAACCCATGGACGGTCTTCCGTAATCTCAGTGTTCATATACTGGTACTTGGTAAGGAAGTTCTCACACTGTCTCACTTCACGAGTAAGGTTTTCATTGTTTTCATTCTCTGTAATATATTTTTCTGCTCGGTTTGCGATTCCAATTAGCTGACCGCTAACATCTTCAATTCGTTCTGCATCCCATGATACATTGTCACCAGCATCGGCAAACACTCTGTTTGGAAGTGAGAATGGCGATACTGTAAAACCAGCAAAGAGACTTGCAGCTTGATTCTCGATACCATGTCCTTCATCAACGATGACAACATCTCTGTTACCAAAGCCAACACGCTCTTCTCCATGCTCTGTTTCTACGGACTTCGGAATGTTATCATCCACGACAAGCATCGCAAATGTAAGGACTGCTGCGTTAGACTCTATTGCATCCATCTTTGCATCCCAGTATGTGCAAGCTGATTCTTGCATACAAGAGCTATCAGGGTCACTCAACACTGGACAGTCATTACATGGACTGCCTGTTTCACCACAGATATAATCTGAACGGCTCTTGAGCATATCAACATACTCTTGCAGGTCATCATCTTCAGCTAGCTGGTTGCGAAGCTGCTTTTGAGGTGTGCAATAGAATCCATTTCCTTCATCGAGGTCAAGACTGACACCGAAATGTTGCTGAATCGGAAGTGATTGCTCATTGAGGTAGGTTCCAACACGAGCAATTGCGACATTCACTGGACTTTTTCCAATGCCTGTCGGTGCATCAATGATGATATTTTGTGTACCGTTTAGATACAATTCTTCAACTGCCTCGTATAAAATTTCATCTTGATATTGTCGGTAGCCGTCAAAAACGAATACCTCATCAGCAACGTCTCGAAGAAATGGAATAAAGCCTGCTTGTGAACCGTGGTAGTCTTCTATTTCGAGTGATACATCTAGTTCGTCTTCTGCTGTTTGTAAGTTCATTGAAAAACTGCCTCTATCAGAGGGGATACCCAAAATCTTCTTCAAGCGATTCGCCGTTATTAAATTCGTTTATGTCTCGTAGCTGCTGCTCACTCCAGCGACCTGATTTGATTGCTTGGTTTGGGTCATGAACCATCATCCAGCCGGTGACAACTATCGGTTTATCACGATGGTTGTCATAGCCGACTAGCACGAAGTTACGAACACCTTTGTACTGACGCATAAACTCTGCATCAGCGTTGCCATCAGCCTTCTGCAACTTCCCATGGCGGATTGTGTGGAATGTTCGCTCCCATGTTACATGGCGGATATTATCTTTCGGCATTTGTTCTTTTGCATGAACCACATCATTACTGAAGTGGTCGGTGAATCCATACTCGCTTGGTCGGTGTGGAAATTTGGTTTCATCAAAATCTGTCATTGTAATCAGCAGTACGATGCTAGCGAAAAGATAGCAGGGAATCGAACCCTGTCTATGTTACCAAACCTATCTATTTACTAATCTGCTGTTCTAGCTCATGGAGGAAGTCTGCTTTGTTTTCTTCAGCCATATAGAATGAGGGCTTGCCAAATGATGATGTATCAACAATGTATGTGAAGTCTATATCAGGATGAGGCTCTTCTGCTCCAGCCCATTCTTTCCCGACATTTCTGTAATCTCGTCGAGTATTGTATAATCTTCCATAGTCACACTCTTCCTTATACACACTCCATGAGACTTCAACCCAGTCATGTTCATCAAGGAACTCTGTGATATTATTCCTTGCCATAGCTTTAGGGAAGTCATTGTGGTCGCCGGGAAGCATATACAAATCAGTCATGTCATGGTCGTAGTACATATGCCACATGATAATGTTGTCTTCGATAGAGAATTTAGTATATTCATTTGTTTCTCCATAAAAGATACTAACTGTTGATTGAGTCCTTCTATCAACCCGCCGAAACATATCAACACTACAACAATTACACAGATTAGGTGCATGGTCTTCTTGTTTGTCGGCGTTCCAGTACATACCTGATGGTTGTTCGACAAACTTTATATCTTCACCTGTTAATTCTCCATATTCATCCACATACTCAGTCTCCGTCATATGAAGTCCTACACTCGGAAGTTCAAACCGATACATTTCTGTCCCACAACCGGGGCATCTTTCAGCATCATCTGCAATGTCATAACATTCTGTTGCCTCTTGAATGTCGGCTCCTGAATTGAGCAGTCCGTTATGAATCCTTTTTCCAAGTCGCTTGTCCCACCCTTGGAGTGCAATTGCATCTTCAAGTGTTGTAAATTCATACTCATCAAGATACCAAAGGACATCTGACGCTGAAATTATCTGCTCTTTCCATGCTGAGATTGTTTTTGAACCGTGTTCTTCTGTGAGAATACCCAATGCTTCGTCGTATGTCAGCTTGTCGTAATCAAGTTTCATAATGAGTAGCAGTAAGATGCCAGCTAGAACATAGTAGGGACTCGAACCCTACTTACGCCACTCCTCTATGTTAGCTATGATTATACAAATATAGGTGTAATTACTACACCAAGTAGAAAAGACAACAACATAAGAGCAAAGATTGCTTTTACACTATCGGTTACTTCTCCAAGTAAAAACTTGCTAAGTTTAATTGTAGGGTAACTAATTGGTCTTTCGACACAATGTTCACACGCCCATCCTTCTGTTTGTCCTGAAGAATCATCTTTATATTTTGTATTTTTTACCATGAAACAATGTGCCTCATCTTTCTTGATTTCTTGCCCACAACTACTACATTCAACCATTTCAACTTCCTCTGTCGTGACGATTGTTTTTGTTTCAGTCATTGAAATCTAACTACGCTAAAAATAATGTTGATAAAAACTATTGATGACACAAACAAGATAATTATACTAAGAACTACACTAAGTACGATAGCAAGTAAGTAATTAATCATTTCTTTCACTCATATAATAAATCCAAAAGTATAGTTAGAAGCATCATAAGCCATGCTCCAAAGAAAAACATAAACCATGTTTCAATCATTTGTTCTCACCTCTTGGTACACATCATCATACAGCTTCAATCCGACAAACTCTCCTTCTAGCTTTGCTACACCATGTCTCTGTTTATGTTTTTTATCAGTCATTAGTAGTTACTAAGACTGCTATGTTCTGCTTGATTTGCGACTTTCAGCAACTCTACATCGTAGACTGTATCCAGTGTGTGGCGACTATCATCATCGAAAAATCGCGTCAATCGAGATTCATTCACACATTCGACACAGGCAATATCGCTCTCCTCCATGTGTGTTTCCTGAGACAGCTTTTCGATAACGACATCACCATACTGCCATTCATATGTTCTATCGTAGATGACACCGTATCCATCTCGACGGAATCGAGCATTAATCCATTCTTTCCATGACAATGATGGGTTGATTGCATCATATATGTTGGACATTGGTGATGTATGGTATTGTTTGTAAACCTGTACTCTTCTCTCAGCTTCAGCAGTCGGAACCGCCCTCATCATTGTGCCAACTGTACCACCAACATTTGTATTCAGATTATCGAAAACATAATCTACGAATACATATTCATCGCTGTTCTTTCCAAGTAATTGATTAAATCTATACTCAATACGGCAGGAATCTGCATCTTGTTTTGGCTTCGATTCTGTTTTAAATTTCTCTGGATGTGGATATGATTTGCTACTCATTACACAGCAGTACGATGCCAGCGAAAACATAGTAGGGACTCGAACCCTACTTACGCCACATCTCTATGTCGTTACTCTAATCCATGAAATTCGACACCAACACTCTGCAACCATTGATAAATCGGCTTGAGTTTTTCAGCATTAGGAGTGTATGACTTCTCTTCTTTCACCTCTTTCGCGGATAGCATACCGGGACCGTATTCAGTTACGATGATTGTACCATTTTCGACAACTGTACTTAGTGTAAGGCTTGCTAGTGGGACTTTTTCGCTACGAGTATAAGCTCTGATAATTATCTGCCTTCCGTTCCAGATTACATCTTCGACATCAAGTTCTACTGGAACACGAAACTCGATTGCCATACCACCTTCTCCGAGCTTTTCGGGTTCGGCGTTTGCTATTCGTCTGATGTTTGCTTCCGTGTGTTCGAGCATATCCATATTCATTTCCGTACTCATTGAATTAGTGTCATTCATTAAAATAGTTACTCTTGTAATCAGTTTTTACTCGATACTAAATCTCCACCACATTTTGAACACTGATATTTATATGGGTACTTAACCAGCTTTGATTTTTTCTGCCGTCCTGTTGTCTCACCACATCCCTTACACGTAACCAGATAATTTGGAGTAGAGAATTTCTCACAATGTCGGTGTGTATCTAGTGGTTCAACCAGCTTTTTAAATGAGTATCCATGACCGCTTGGTTTATTATTCTGAACTTGATGAACATGGATTAGCTCATGTCGAATTGTCTTTGCGAACTTTTTCCATCCCCACTTTTCATATGCTTTGTAGGCATATCGGACATAGGATACTTCACCTCCTTTGTGTGCTACTTTACCTGCTGTTTTTGTCATTCGATTTGATATTTCAGTTGGGAAGGCATCGACATCAATATCAAGTACATCGTATTTCTTTGCAAATTTTCTTTGGTACTCAACAATGGCATCTTTAAGTTGTGATTGATTCATGTTATTTCCGTATCTCTCGTCGGTGATTGTTTCACTCATGGTAAACATGGTAGTTAGGCTACCAGCCACAACACATTGAGGGAATCGAACCCTCGCTATGCTACCAAGCTATGTGCTACTCTACTGGTTCAAACCGAAGTACAATACCATCGTAAGTTATCTCAACATGACCATCATGACGGTCAGGACGAACATTTATGTCGGAGTGTTCATCTTGTAGGTACGCATTGACTACCCATCTTGCTATCGGATGTGTTATCTCACATCCTTTTTTGGTATCTTGATTAAATTCTACTCCATTTGCTCTGGATTCTTCAGGGAAGTACATATGAGAAATTTCATATCTCACATGAATCTTTTCATCACAACTGTATTCTTCTCCCCATTCACCTTCTCTATAATCACAATGGAATAACACATAAAATGCGTTATCCTCATATGTTATGTTTTTCTCTGTTGGAACAAAATGACAGTCATGACTATGCGGCTCGATAATTCCTGCTCTAATCTTGTCTCGTCGTGAAACATTTGGCGGATAAGGCATAATCAATGGTAGTTAGGCTACCAGCCACAACACATAGAGGGAATCGAATCCTCAATTATGCTACCAAGCTATGTGTTAGGTATTAAAATCATCTTCAAGAATATCTTCTTCAGTAGTCCATAAAGTGTATTCATTTAGTCTATTCACACAATTCCTGTAAACAATGGAAACTTTATATCTTACATACCATTTATCTTCAGGAATAACATACTCTCGCATCTGGTCTTCTATGTTATACCGCAGTGCATACTTTTCTTCACCACTTGGTAGTACGATATGTTCATTTACTTCGAGGAAATCACCTTCATCGAAAGCAAACTCAGGTGGTTCTATTGGTCCTTTCTCAGTTGAGATTATTGTTTCACTCATCTATCGTACACCTCATCCATTTTCTGCGACACTGATTTTACAGATTCTTGTACTGAATCTTGTTGTTCAGCATACCATTCACCTAATCTGTCGATAATAGCTTTTACAGTATCTTCATCTTTACGTACATCAATCTCAGCAACTACTACGGGAGCTTCGATAATAGATGACCCGTCAATACTTTGATGTTTTCTTGGCATTGTAACCTCAACATTGAGCATTCCATCTTCTTCTGTCAAAATCGTCTGAATATCATTTGTTTCACTCATAATAGTAGCAGTATGATGCCAGCAAGCCATAGTGAGGACTCGAACCTCACTTACGCCACTGCTCTATGGTTTTGTCTCTGTTGTTATCTCACCACTTACCGCCACTCAATGAGTGAGGACAATGTTCGTAACAATATTCTATCCATTGTTCAGGAGCTAAGAACGCTTTTTGAGTATAATCGTCGTTGTCAAATCCACCTTCAAGATAATTCACAAGTCCAGTTTGTCCTGCAACCTCATTGAAGAGAGCGCGGTTTGCTTGTCGTGAATAATGCTCTCTCATATGATGCCATTTCTGAAACTCTCCCCAAAAGTTGAATCCGACATTATTCTTGTAGTGACCGAAGTAATCGTGAATTGCTCTGTTTTCAATGTTGTTCTGCTTTGCTGATTTTTCCATACTACCCATGTACCACGGATGAGTACCACCACTGAATATTTTTATTCTATCATTTACTGCAATATCATCAAACATCTCTTCATGACCTGAATATGGGTCATCAGTTGTGTATTGAACATCTATCTCATCTTTAAGTCGTTTAATCAGAAGTTGATTTGTTGCAACCACTTCATCTACTGCTCTATTCATGAGGCGTTTATCTCTGTTAGAGACACAATACGCATCGTACATTTCTCCAATATGATTCGCTGCGGTTTCTTCACTAACTTGTACTGTCACTGTTGGATGACTTATCTCAAGCATCTGAAAACAAACCTAGCAGTAGGATGCCAGCCAAAACACATGGAGGGAATCGAACCCTCAACTATGCTACCAAGCTATGTGATTTTTAAGAACCGACTCTAATTCTTATCGAAGCTACATTACAATCCGCGTTGATTCATACCTTTGATTGCTGTGTCTTTTAGACCGGACTTCTGTATTTCTTTCATGACTGCACTCAATGCTTCTTCTGCGTGTTCTTCATCCAATTCTTTGCGAAACTCTCTGTTGAAGATTGAACCATGGTCGGCATCATCTTTGCTTGAATGTCTATGAGCCATTTCATGAACAATTGTTCTCCAAAGTGACGGAACCCATTCTATCCATGCTGTACCGCTTGCTGCACTGTCTGTAATGTGAATCTTTGTCAGTCCATCAGTCCAAGCATGAGCTATGTCACTCTCACCGTATTCGATACTTCTTTCACAACCAAGTTCATCAGCAAGTAACTCTGCAATACCGAGTATCTTTCTCTGTGAATCAGATAATTCTCTGTCTCGTAGCTTTTCATGAGTTGTCTGAAGTCCTTCATCTTCTGCTCTGTCTCTTGCATTGAAGAGTGGTGGAAGTTCAAACTCAGTATTGTTACTTGCTTCTGCCTCGAATAGTACATCATTTGCATCATCTTCACCTTCACTGCCTAATACGAGGACTCCAAGAGCCTCTTCAAGAGTATCACCAGCATCACCACCAATAACATCTTTACCAATCTCATGCTGTGTCTGAATCTCATTGAGGGAGACTCTGTTCTCTGTGGCAGTGATGAATAGCTCTTCGTAACCAAATTCTGCTCGTATCTCATCATCTTTGAGCATTTGTTGTGCCAAAAATTCACGAGCAGACTCATTGAGGTCATTTTCTGAATCAGCGAACACCTCACATCGTAACTCATCAAGTCTATCTTGAATCTCATTCCATACTGGACAGCCACTCTTAATCTCATTTCGAGCAAAGTTAAGGCTGAGATTACGACTTGTTACGATGACACCTTCGACACCTCGTGCCTCAATATCTCTCACATAAATACCATTCGAGTAGACTTCAAGTGGTTCTTCAGTGCCCGTCGAATCTGTAATGCAGATGTATGTCTCTTCAGTTTCATCACCACTGATTGTCTTTCTCACTCCTGTATCATTCACATAATTCAGTGGATGTTTGTCTGAGATTTGATTCCCATTCACATAGACTTCTGTATCATTGACAGACTCAAGGAATTGGAACCGCTCTTCTGTGTTTTCCCTATGGAATCTCCAATGATAGCTATCTTCTGCTGGAACTTCATCTTCATAGTGATTGATGAACATTCCAAACCCATCATAGACACCTTTGCCAACGTGTTCTTCAAACAATTCTTTCCATTCATCTTCGCCACAGTCTTCGAGGAAGCTCGGAACATCAAAGAGCTTCATCTGAAAACTCTCTAATCCCCAGTTTTTGATGTCGAACAAGATTGCATAGCCACCTGAATAGAAGACTGTCTTGCCTTTTGCGATTAGTTGTCCTTTGCCAACACCGAAACAACCAATATCTTCATCGCTACCTTTGTCTTTTGACGATGCACCCATTGTAGTCATAAGCTCTTTTCCACGTTCTTCAGTTAATTTGACACCTGAACCATTATCCTCAATGAGACTATACTCATGAGTAAAGTCAAGTTCTACCTTTGAGGCATCAGAGTCAACTGAATTTTGAATACCTTCTCGCCATCCTTTCTCGATGCTATCTGCTTGGTCGCAAATAACGCTCCTGATAAGATTGTCATTTGCGTCAATTGAGATACTATCCGCTGACTGACTTGTACTGCTGAGTTGTTCACTCATAATAGACTTGGCAGATAAGATGCCAGCTAAAGCACATATAAGGAATCGAACCTTCTCTAAGTCACCAGACTATGTGATTTTAGTAGTTATTATTATTTGCTCTCTCATTATTATGTAGTGTAGTGTGTTTTCCTCTCGTCATTATTTCAATATTATCTGGTCTGTTATCAAATCTGCACCCATTCTTATGATGAACTATATTATCAGCTACAGCATTAATTCCAAATTTACTAACTGCGAGGAGTCTGTGAACCAACACTCTTTGTTTGTTTCCCTCAATTGTATGCCTCCAACATCTATATCCATTAGCAACTTCCTGATAACAAGGAGGTTTTTCATCATTTGCTTTTCTTGTCTCTAAATTGTTTTTCTTCATCCATTTATGAATAGTCGCTTGACAAACACCAAATTTATCTGCAATCTCATGTTGGCTCATTTCTTTCTCGTGATACAATTTTTTCAAAACTTCAGAGTCATGATATTCCTTCATAATAAGTTGGTAGTAGGATACCAGCCAAAACACATGGAGGAATCGAACCTCCAATTATGCTACCAAGCTATGTGCTGTTACAGATGTTTGAGTACATCATCTTTTCTCAAGTCTTCAGGATACACTATTTCTTGGTCTTCATCATAGTGCATATGGTGTATAGAAGTTTCAAAAACGTCTTCAAGAGTGTCTCGAATTTCCTCAATGTGTTCTTCTGTTGATAAGTCGTCTTCGTGGTACATCGTAACCCATGGTTCAAATGCACCATCTCCTTCCCAATCAGTATAGAGTACGTTTCTATTTTTCAACATAAATTGTTCATATTTATCATCTCTAACAGCCTTTGCGAACCGCTCAAGTTTGTATTTATTTTTTATCATTCTCATATTACCTTCACAGAAACATTCTCATCATCTTCAGCCAATTCTTCGACTACCTCATGAGGAAAAGTACGCTGGTATCCGTTTTCCGTTACCTTTCCATTTCCAGCACGACGTTGCCGTTCTGCTGCTTCTGCACTGCCACAGTGAACCGTAACTTCATATTGCTTGTCGTTTTCCGACAAGAATGAAAGTGCTTCCATTGGAGCTACACCTTGCAGTAGTGCTGAATTTTGGTCGAAATTCATAGTAAACTTGGCAGATAAGATGCCAGCTAAAACACATGGAGGGAATCGAACCCCCAACTATGCTACCAAGCTATGTGCTATTCTCTATGTACCTCTAAATTGATTGATATATCTATCTTTTTCCCACAGTCTATACATTCTCCTATTAATACGTTCTTTGTACCTTCCACTCCACGAACTTTACCTGCTTCACATTTGTCAAATAAGAATTCCGAAGCAGATTCCTTAACTATTGAGGGAGGGAGTCTCATATCTACCTTTTCATGTTCACAATCTGCTATTCTTTCGATTTTTCTTTCCATACCTTTTACTTTACTACACATATCTCCAAAAGTTTTTGATTCTATATTCATTCCGTTTTCTTCTGCAACTTCAACAAGTGCTTCTGAAAGTGTTTCACTCATAATAAACTCGGCAGATAAGATGCCAGCTAGAAGAGCATTGGGAATCGAACCCAATTCTCACCATGACTCTCAAACGCCGACTCTAATTCTTAGCTTACTGGACTTCTTCAGGAGACAAGAACAATAGCTGGTTGTCTTCAATGTCTCTTGCAGAGATGGAATGTCCAACAGTGGCATCCATGTGTACTATCTCTGCATCTTTCCATGAATCCATACCGTCAAGTCGATAACTGATTGTTTCACCAAGTTTCATATGTTACTCCCACAAGTCTTCAACCAATTGTTCACAAGCCTTTTCTTTGATTATTTCATCAATGTCTTTGCGAAGTTTTTCATACAGGATGTTCTCACCACGTTTGTAATATCTCATGGAGAGAGTTGTTTTAAAGAATGATTTCATGATAATCATCTCTGAATCTGAATCATAGCGCAATTCAATCGGACCATATGCAGTTCTTCCTGTCTGAATCACCTCTTCGACAGCTTTTCTACGATATTCTATCGACCCAATGATTTCATCTATGCACTTATCATCTATTATTGAGTAATTCTTCATGTGAATTGTTGTTGACTAGCCATTCTGTTGCGTTTCTATCTGGACATTCTTCGACTAATCCGTAAGATTGTCCAAATTCGAGTAACTCCCACGATATGTCATCAATCTCTCGAATCAACATTCTTGTAAGCCTCGCTGATTCTTGTGTGTAGTTTTCTTGATTTGGTAATAAGTCGAACACTTTCTGCTTATCAATACGTCTTGCAACTATCTTATCTT